ACCTTACAACACCCTCAATTCTTGAAGTTGTTACAGTTTTTAGAATAACATTTACATTTTGTCCTGCAGGTGTTTGTCCAATATTAACTGCTGTTGCTGAAACTATTGGTGAATATTTAAAATCACCAAAATCATATGTAAACGTTTTTTCGTTTCCAGCAGAAACAGTTGAGTTATTTGCAACTTCAACATACCCACCAATTATTCTAGTTTCAGATGTTTTAATATTCTGTGCTCCAGCACTAACAGTATCTACTGTTGTATAATTATATGTTGCTGATGAAACCTGCGTAGACAAATCATTTACAGCCTCAACCAACTGATATAAATATGTAACGTCTAGAGGTTGCCCTCTTTCTGGTAGTGGTACTTTAGCCATTAATTGCCTCCTATTTTCATTATACCAAAATTTCTATTCCTGAGTCATAGATTTCAAGGCTTGGGTTTAACTCTTTTTGCGATCCCTCAACTTGAATAATAACACGAACATTTGTTATGCCAGTATTTAAAAATGAATATGCATGTATTGGAGATGTTCCATGGTATATTGGCGCTGTATTGTCAAAGCCAACAAATATATCGTACTTTGGTCTATTTAGTTCATCATCCCAAACAGCGGTTGTTATTGCTTGAGATATTTGCAATGCCCCATTAACTGTTGCAATTGAGTTGTCTGCAACTACGTTTACTGGAGACCATTGAGATGTTCTATTTTTATCTTCTGATACAACTCTATATCTAAAAACATATCCAACGTTATCGGAATCAATTGCTGGAAGCAATGCTTTTTTAATAATTGCTTTTTTTATGCCTGAGTCAGCCATTACGATATTACTCCGCCAGACACGTCTATAGAAAATCTAAATTCAATATAATTGCTAGTGTTTGGGTTTTTAATAATTGTTGACCCATCCTGAGTTTGTATGACTGAATATCCAGTTAGTCCATAAAGGGGGTTTACTGTAGCAATGTTTTCTAATCTTAGTGCATCCAAAGCAACATAATAATTTGGTGAAGGGATTCCAATTGGACCACTTTCTTCTGCAAATACACACGCATAAATCTTAACAACCGTAACAGCGTTCCATGTAAAATTAGCAGAGGTATATAAATCTTGAAGTTGCTTTGTTACTACAAAATATCTTTCTGTATCAAAATCATATGCTCCTCCACTGCTATCGTTTACAACTTCAGCCTCAAACCTAGCATACTCTGCAGTTTCTGTTTCTGTTGATGCAAACTCAACAAGAATTCTAACTCTTTCTGGTATATCGTTAGATGTTGCATCTTTATTAACTACAGAAAATGCTAGTCTTAATTCATCTGTTGGAGAATTTCTTGTAAAATCAACACTAGCACCAGTTAGGTGAATGTGACTTGATCCTGGCTCTATTACAAAGTGATCTTGTGCTGCCCCACTTTCTTCGCTAATTGAAATGTCAGCATCATCACCTTGAATCATTATTATATTATTTAAAAATCTTGGTCTTTCATATCTTTCAACTCTTGGAGATTTAAAAAATATTGGATTGTCTGAACTTGTTTGAAATACTGAATCTGTAACAGAAATAATATTATCATATTCTGGCTGATCAAGTGCTGCAGAAAATGTATTAATTGCAACTGCTGCAGATGGTGTATGGTGTTGCCAATTTTCTGTTTGTGTAAAAGCAAATACTGTTTTACTATCAAATGCGCCAGCAGATGGATTTGATCCAGCAGAATAAATTCCTACTTCAGAAATCTCGTATCTTTCTTCTGTTGGTAATTCTGCTGTTAATACAATTTTATCTAATCCACTTTCATTTACAAATCCCCTTGAAGAAATTGGGACACGAAACATTTCAAAATCTAAGTTTGTTTTTGTTGAATAATCTCCAATAGCATTTCCAGTCGTAAGGGGTGTTGCTCCACAGCCTATAGCAATGTAAGAGGCATATGCTGGTGCCTGACCAAGCAGGTACTTAGCAATAATTGTCTTACCAGTATTAGTTATCATGACGTATAGTCTCCAAGATTCGCTTCATATATTGTACCATTTACTGTTATTTGAGTCTCTACTTGTTCATCATTGCTTAAATTAATAAACTCAATAATAAGATCTCCAGTAGATTCATCAAAATAAACATTTTCACCGTTTAATCCATTGCCAACTTCTGGTATTTTATCTTCTAGTTTAATTGAAAATCCAGCAAAAAATCTATCAGATGTTTGCTGAAGTCCTAATATGTTGTTAGGATTATATTGTTGTTGAATAGAAGATAAATTTTTAATTGGTTGATATGATATTTTTTGTCCATTAACAATATCGGACCTTGTAATACTTATTAATTCCTGACCGCCAATATCTTCAAAAATAAGATCTGTAATTACTTCTATTGGTAGTGCGCTATCATCAAACAAAACAATATCTGGAGTTGCTGTTTTTACTGGAGATATTGGTGGATCTGGAATATTTGGAGTTGGTGGAGTTGCAGTTGGTCCTCCTCCAGAATATAAAACTTCTCGTTCCGCTATGGTAGAAGTATCTAATACAGATACTGGATCTGAACCTGATTTTCCTCCAATATTATTTAAAAGTGCATTTGCATATTTATCTGTTGCGGCATTAAGTTTGTCCATTGCTTTAACAATTTGTTTTTGTGTTGCGTCTGGATTTGCCAAAACTTTATCTATTGCTGCCATCGCTTTATCAAATGCTGCCTGTGCAGAGTTAAATGAAGAAGATGGTGATTGTGCAACTGGAAAAGACTCTCTATCAAATGCCCCAGCCATATTACACCTCCACCAAGTAAGCAGTCATATCTGGACCATTTAGCCTTCTAGAATATTCAATATTGTATACTATAAACTTGCTGTCGTCTTTTGCCACTAGGTCAATTCCATCAGTATTTTTATAGTTAATGTTTACGATATCGCCTAATTGAATCATTGGATTTGCAAACATTTTTATTCCAATAGATTTTTTAGGTTCCATCAATTTATCGGTAAGCCATCCCATTAAACCTTCGGCATCGTCTTGTGTTTGTATATATGGGGTTTGTAGTGTAAACTCATTATTTCCATATATCATTCTACTTAGTTTTATCTTATCAAATTTTTCTTTTTGAACTAATGTGGATGAAACAAGTGACGATCCATTAAGTTGTGGATTAGAAAGATTTCCTTTTTTCTTAAAATAATCATCAACTGTTAATTCGTGTGTTGTATCTTGTGTAAATGTTATGCCTTGAATCCTTAAATAGTTTCCAGTTGTTTCATCAAGGTTTAATAATGTATCTGTAGAATTAAAGATTAAAAATTCTGCACCATAAGAATCTGCATAAAATCCAGAGGTTGTATATCCTTTTAGCCTGTTAAACGTAGGTGAAAGTTTTGCATATAGTGCTGGATATGCACGGTCATACTTAATATCAAAATAGGCACACTCTCTCATAATTGATCCAAACTCATCAAAATACATATTATATTTTGGTGGTTGCTGAGAACTGATTCCAGATAAATAAGTTGACTTAACTATTCCACTCATTCCATACTTTCTAAATGACTCATTTGCATCTATCTCTTTATCTCCAAATGCAGAAGAGATTGTTTCTCCAACTGTAAAAACTGTATTTTGAGAATAGTTTTCTGATAAGGCATATACATTTTCAAACATACATCTAGATGATCCACGAACAAATGTAGCAATGTTATTATATGTTGGAAGAGGATCTGTATCATCAACAACTTTTATTAGTTTATTGTTAATATATAAATAAAATCTTCTTGTTTTTCCAATATCTTGATACTCTACCGCTAAATCATATACAGTTGGATTTGTTTCTCCAGTTGTTCTGTATTGTCCAGTAAATCTTCCATCATCAACATCAATTTTTGTTAGTCCGCCCCAAAGTTTTATTGGAATTGCATTATTGTTTGATGAATCTTTTTTAATTTTATAAAAAACAATATTATTAATTGATATGTTAGAATTGCCTTTGTTGTCTAACTTTAAATATGATTCTATGTTTTGTTCTGTTAGTGCAACAATTTCAAAATAATACCCATTATTTGTTTCTGGATTAAGTAATACTGCAAGTCCTCCAGATCCGCCACCAATGCTTACATTTTGATCTGGTTGTACTCCAGGAACTTGGTAATATGTAATACTTCCGTTTGGAGTTTGAGCACGATTTTCATTATTTTCTATTTTACCAACAACTCTAATTCTTGTTCCAAAATGTTTATATGAATTATTTAATTCTTTATAAACATATGAAACAAGGTTTATTGGCACTTCTGTTGTTGTAAAAGATGGTCCGCTCATAACTAATGCAGACGATTGAACCGTTCCAGACTGTGTTGATAGCGTACTATTAACTGCTGTTTCTGTTATATGACTTGATGAATAAAAGTTTTTTATTGTTCCACTTCTTGAAGTTTGTCTTGCTTTTGTATTATTTACTCCAGCAGCACCTAATGTTGTTGAAGGCAAAGAAATATCTTCTAAAAGTTTTGTTGTAAATAAATATTCTGATTTCATATCACATCCTCTTACATAAGAGTTATCCGACCAATAAGAATTAATTCCAGCAGAATGATTTGTTATTCCTGTTCCAAATTGTGCACGACCGTGCTCATAAACTTCTCCATTTTGTAATCTAGTAATTCCATCTACTGTTTCATAATATGGAGTTGAGTAGATTCTAACAAGTCCAGTTGGGTATATTTTTCCATTAAACGGCAATGATCTAAAAATATTTTGATACTCTTGATTGCTTGATATCCAGACATTACTGCTTCCCTGTCTGTGTGTATTTCTCCATAACTGAATTGCTGTTCCTTTTTCTGCTTCAGTAATTTCTCCAGATGCCACCTTTTTGTCTAATTCATCAATTACATCTATGGGTGCAAGTCTTCCAGGCAAAACTATGTACGGAGATGTTTCTGATAATGATCCATCAGAATTAATTTTATACCAAATTGCCATAGTTACGTTAAATTGAACGGCATCATATTTTATAATTTCACCATTTGAATAAAAGTACCCCTGGTATCTTGTTAATCCATAAACATTTTCTCCAACATCAAGGATGTTATTTTCTACTCTATGATTAATAACAACTGGAGCCGTTTCAGTTAAATCTGAGTTTAATGGCATTGCCCCTAAAACATACTTTCCCTGTTTTGACACAACTTCATTTATTGTTTTTATTGAATCAGTTCCAGACACTTCCCAAAGAAGTGATGGTTTGTATATCCATGTTTTACCTTGGTCAACCATACTTGATTGGCGAACAGAGCCGTATGATCTCTGGATATATCTAGTTGTATAATTAATCTTTCCATTATTATAAACTTTTTTATCTTCTGCAGCAATAGAAATAATATTTGGCAACATTCCTGATGTTTGATTTTCAATAATTCCATCTTTTGATTGATTGCTTGATCCAGATAAAACTAAGTCTACTTCTCTGTTTGTTGGAAGCATATAATTTTTACTCATTATAATAAAGTTGTTATATTCATCAAAAAACATTGCACTTTGAGTAGATACTGCAAGTTGGTTTAAAACCTCTGCAACTGTTTGGTCTGGAGCAATAAAGAAATATGGAATAATTGGATCTTGTTCATTTGACTCCCTATAAAAAGCGTAATTACTAAATCCAATATAGTCAAGCAATAAACTAATTGCATAACTAAGCGATACTTCAGTAACAAGCATTCTTGGAGCAGGCATGGATTCTAAGAAAAAATAAAAATCTCTTAACTGAAGTTGTAATGTTCCAGCCGTTATATCTGCTTGTGGAAAACCATCGGAATATAATGTTTTAATTGGAACCCAATAATCAAATCCTTCAACATTTAATATTTTTTCATAAAAATTAAATTTAATATTTTTACGAATATATTTATAAATAATGCTTTCTGTATTATTATCGTTAAAGGCCTGGTCGTCATCAAACAGGGAAATGCTTCCAGTTGAAGCAAGAAGTTGTCCTACTGGAAGAGCAGAGTTTCCCAAATCTGAAAGAATTTTTTTCACACTATACTCTGTAACTTTATCTGAAATATCAACAATTAATCTTGGGGACATTTCAATTAAATCAAATGTTGAGTCAAACTTATTCATCTTTTCTACAACAATTCTTATACCACGAATATCTTGAAACTCTCTATAAACCCTTTTACCGTTTAGACCTTCTATAAAATATAATGGATTTGTTAAGTCTGTAATAAATGTTGTTTTATTGTTTATTTCTTGATTTCCAAGAATCCATCCGTATGCTGGCACAAATGTTTCATATTCGTTTGTCGTTCCGTTCCAAATATAAAATGTTCCAACTTCTTCACTATTTTCAACTACTAAATATGCATATCCAGTAATTGATACTGTTGGAAGAAGTGTGCTAGAAGATATTGTTTCTGCAAAAATAAAAGTATCTTGAAAATTATCTGGTATATTCTTTATTCCATATTGTAATTCAACATAGCCATCAGACTGAACTATATCTGTTCCGTCTTCACGCAAATCATTTTCATTAATAACATAGGCATCTGTCCAGTTATCTTCATCTAGGTATTGAATTCTCCATCTTGTTGGAGTAGTTTTATTGCTGTTACCAAAAAATGGATCTGGAAATGTTTTAGATATGTCTGTAAAATCTCCAAGTTCAATATCTCCAACATTTGTTTGCATTTTAATTACAAGTCTATTTGTTGGAACATTTTCTTTATAAACAACAAATGGAACAGCATCATCTATATAATATGTATCATTAACTTTAATATTAGCAATGCCACGTTCTGCTCCAGACTCAGTTCTAAATGATGTCCAGTATTTAAATTGATCATATCTTGATGGCATATAGTATCTTGGTCGTCTTGCAAGATCACTTCCTGAGTTTGACAAATACTTGCCATTAAAAAATGTTGCCTTATTAATCCCAGACCTTGGTCTAAATGGTTTTATGCAATCCTCTAAAGAATAAAGTAATTTATTTTTTTCTTTTATTGATGTAAAAAGTTGTGGAGTTCCATTATTTTCAAACCCACCATCAATAACAATATCAGCATCTGTTGCACCTGTATAAAAATTACCAGTGTCTGCGTTATCAAAAGTATTAAGAAGTGTTAAAAATTGAGAACCTTGTTCTTGAGATCTATATCTATAATTACCAAGTTTATAAATATTATCTGGCATATTCATATTCCACTCAGCAAGAACTAGTGATTGAGTTCTAACTGTTGCAGATGTTTCAAAGTGATTTTTTAATTCTGTACTTTCAAACATTTATACTTCTTCCAGTGTTACCGATATGTTCCAAAGATCATGATTTGTTGCTCCACGCTTTACAACGGAATAATTAAAATCTGCAAAATAAACTTGAACAATTTGATTGTATCTGTTTAAGCCAGTATATTCATAAGACTGGCCTTCTAAGTTTGTGTATTTG